GGGTCATAATGGTCGGAAGCTCGCTCCAATCTCTTGAAGTTGCAGCTGATTCCAACAAGAAACTTGTTTTTATTATTCGTAACAGAGAAATAAGTCTCAGAGGCTTTGGAAAGGATCGTGCTTTTATTTCGGTTGATGAAGGTTGCCTGTCTCCGCAGCAGCTCCGCATATTTCTCGTCGGGTTCCGCATCGATATCAACCAGAATAATGGCGGCGGGATGCACCGGGATCATATTGTTGAAACCGAGTAGGCCAAGTCTGCCACTGTCCAGCTTCATAATATGCTTTCCGGGCTTGATATGTATGTGGTTCGGTTTGGGCGACTCCATGGGGACAAAGTATTGATATTGCCCCACGTAAAGAACCACGCCGACATAGGGACGACGCTGGCCCTTGTTGTGCTGCACCCTGCCGTCTATCTTGCGCAGGTATGCGACGTACTGGTCTGCGATCCTGTAAATGCGAAGCTGTTCCATGTAATATCCTCCTGTATGAAAAAAGCGGGGTGGCTTTCCCCACCGCTTTTTTCGGCCCTACTTTCGGCAAAGGCTTT